TAAATATGTTTCCATATATAAGCTCACATAAAAAGCCCCTAACGATAATGCTAGAGGCTCTTTATTTTTGACTAAAAACTAAATGACTAAAAACTAAATGATTAAATATCTATAGTAGATTTTTGTAGATATTATTTATCTCCAGACAAAGCAATAAGTCTGTCTTCGATTGTTTTCTTTGTCTCTGCTGCAACATCAAGAGTGGTAGACTGCAATTGAGGAGCTACGTATTTTGTGAACCTTTCCATTGCCTGTATTCTATCTTTTGGATCTAACATACTTAAATCTTTCTGGAATTGCTCAGATGCATAATAATCAAATGTAGTCTCTGAGAGAATTTCTCTTACTTGTGATGATATTTTATTGGGCGTTCCTGGTTTTCTTCCGCCTGTTTTGGGTATTCCTTTGGGTCTTCCAACTTTTCTTTTCTCTGTATTCATACAATTTAATAGCATTAAAAGTTAAACCTATCGTGCAAAGATAATTATTTATTTTCGCACCGTATAGTATAAGTTTAACCAGTATAAAAGATTGTATATGGGACTAATTGGTTCAGCTATAGGAGCAGCAGGTAGCATCTTTGGTGGTATTGCAGCTTCAAAGGCAATGAAGAAAATGAAAGAGAATGTAGAGGCTCAAAAAAGAGCTAATCAAGATTGGTATGATAGACGCTATAATGAGGATGCTACACAGCGTGCAGACGCACAACGTATCCTTACATTAACGGAAGAGAATATCAAGAATCGTAACAGAGCAGCACAAGGAGCACAAGCAGTGATGGGCGGTACAGAAGAAAGCGTTGCAGCTGCAAAAGAAGCAAATAATAGAGCTTTATCAGATGCAGCAGCACAAATAGCGGTTAATGGAGAACAACGCAAGGACGCTATTGAGAATCAATACCAAGAACGTGACGCTGCACTTGACAATCAACTCAATAATATTGAACAGAGTAGGGCGCAAGCTATTTCTCAAGCGGTGCAAGGCGTAACAGGTGCTGCATCGACTATGGATTTTGGTAAGGTAAAAATTGGAAAACGCACAATTGACCTATAGCTTATGAAGAGTTCGTTAAATGAAATATTAGGAAATAACGCACCTACACCAAAGCAACAGCCATCTCAAGCACCAGCAAACGAGGTGGCTGCTACTAGTAGTGTAGAGCCGTTTGATTATGGCAAGGCAGAGGCAGAGAAAGAGAAACCCACGTTTACTCCGCCTACTGTTGAGCCACAAGGAACAGAGCAAGGGCAAACAAGTGAAGCTAAAGTTGTTCCCCCACTTGCTATTCCTTCTCAACAACCAAAGCCTGAAGAGCCAACTGAAAATCCTCGAATGAGCTATGTCGAAATGTATCAGCGTTTAAATCCCTTCCAACCTCCAACAGAGGAAGATTTAGAGAAAGAACGCAAGAAAGCTAAGCGTGAGAAGATTTTTGCTGCTATAGGTGATGGTATCTCTGCACTCTCTAATCTCTATTTCACAACTCGATATGCACCTAATATGTACAATCATGAGAATGCACAGAGTGCTAAGGTCGAGAGAAAGTGGCAACAATTGCAAGCCGATAGAGATGCTCAAATGAATGCTTATATAAGAAATCTTATGGCAGCCCAACAGGCGGACGATGATAGAGAGGATAAAGATCGAAACTGGAAACGCCAAATTGGAATGGACGAGTATAATAAGAAAAAAGATGCTGATGAATTGCAATACAGAAAAGATCGTGACGAGAAAAAAGATGAGCAATGGAAAGACTCCTATAATCAAAAAGAGAATCAATTTAATGTAAATGTAGGTCTTAAGGAAAAAGATCAAGCTGAAAGAGCACGTCATAATCAAGCAACTGAAGGATTAGCAGGAGCACAGCTGGGTGAAACGAGACGACACCATCTTGTAAGTGAAAATCAAAATGCGCAATATCTTGCAGGAGGAGGATCAAGAGGTAAAGCGCAAGAAACAATAACATTAGCAGATGGTAGCGTTTATACCTTCTCTCCTGAAAGGAAGGGTGCTTTGACGTCACTTGCACCTACAATGATTAAAAAGGCGAAAGCAGCAGCCGAGCGATATAGTAAAGCAAATAATTGGAAATTAGCTAAGCATTATAAAGAGTTAGCAAAGTCAATTGAAAAAGCTAAAAGTAAGAGTGCTCTTGCTGCAATTGTTACAGCGAACGTGGGCGACTTCCCATCGTTAGATACAGATGTTAGACGAATGATTGGAGCAAGTGATGATTTTGATAATATGAACTCTGGAGGATTCAATATAAATAATTATCAAAGAGGAGGCAGTGGGAAGAAAACCACACCAAAGAAAACCACAAATAAACCACCATTAAATTAGTATATTATGCCAAATAAAATTACATATACCATTAAGACACCTGATGGAAAAGAGCATCAAGTGTCGAAAGAAAATATAGATAAGCATGGTATTCAAGCCTATGCAGACGCTTATGAGGGTGCAACCATTCGTATGCGTGATAGCAAAAAAGGTGATTATGATATTCCATTAGCAAATTATAATGATGCTAAGGCGCAAGGCTTACATGCTTTTTCTTGGGAGCATAAGCCTGTAGTAGCATCTCAAAATAATTCACAAGCTACACAAAAACAACCTGCTCCAAAGGTAAATACTACTCCTGGAACACCAATGACGGCAGCGCAAAAGGCGCAAGTTCTTAATAATGTAAGTGGTATTGTTGCTCAATCTCAGTCGGATCTCAGTAGAACTATGCGTAAGTTTGACTATGCAAAACAGAATACAGGTCTTGACGTTAAGCCTATAAAGTTAGGTGAGAATAGAAAGATTGCCACAGAAAAAAATAAAAATGGTCAGACAACTTATCTTGATGCAGAAGGTAATAGATTCGATGATCATGCACAAGCAAATTTTTCACAAACCCAAATTGAGGAAGATGAAGCAAAGCGTAAAGATCTTTTGGGCTATATAGATAAAAAGGGAATGAGTAGCGTTAATTCTGCTTATGATAAACAATACTCAGAACTTGAAGACTTTAAGAAAAAACATCCTTACTTATCTGCCTTTAGCCGTGCTCTTTCTGCTTTTAGTGGACGTATGTCTGGCGGAGGAACAGCAAATATTAACCAATATAGACCTGAAGAAGCTCGTACAGGTCTTGCCGCACTTGCCTTTAATCAAAAAACAAGACAAGCTATCGATGAAGGAAAAAGATATGAGCAAGGAGATACAGGCTTTTGGGGTCGTGCTACTAGAGGTTTAAAGAAAGGATTAACATCTGCTAGTACCTATGATTTGGGGCTATCTGATACCGATATTGCAGGGTCGTTAAAAGAAGCTGCAGATAGATATGCTAAAGGTCAAGCAACGCAAATGGATGAACTCTTACTTGATGCAGCCGCTCTAAATAGTGAGACGGAGGGAAAATACGCAGATGCTTTAGGTGGTTGGTTTGGTGCAGGAGAAGGCATACCTGGAGTTGCTAGTTTCATGATGCAGATAGGGAGTAATCCCATGTCTGGATTTGGCAAAGCTACAGCACAGAGTGTTGCAAAGACAGTAACAAAAAGAGCTGTACAGAAGTTTGGTACAGGTTTAGCGGCTAAAGCAGCTATAACTTTAGCAAAAGGGGCAACACGTGTAGCGGCTGATGCAGTAGAAGCGGGTGTTGTTACTGCAATGTATAGCCCTACAAAGATTGTAGGAGATTATCTTAATCGAAAGACAGGTACAGTTGTTCATGATGGAAATGGCGGATACACTTTTGAAGGCAAAGAATATAGCGATATAAAAGCTGTTGCAAAAGCTATCAATGACCAGAATGCGGAAAACCTTTCTGAAATGTGGGGAGACTATCTTCCTGGCATTGGTAAGGTTGGAAAGCTCATAGGTAAAGGCGCACGTAAAATTGGCTTAGGGAAAGTTGTTAACGCTTTCGAGCAAATGAGTAGTTCTCAATGGATGAAGACATGGAATGAATTTATGGATCGTACCAAATGGAATGGACTTTCTGGTGAATACATGGAGGAAGCGGAAAAGAATCTCTACAATGCTCTAACCAATGGTGATATGACTCTTGACACGAATCCAAATACAGGTGTATTTAGTAGAAAGATAAACGAGGACACATTTAAGAGTGTAGCCTTAATGTCGGGTATCATGAGTGGTATTAGTACTGTGGGTTACACACGTTTTAAGTATAAGGCATCAAGAGGACAAAAGAAAGCAGATAATAATGCAAAAGCAGTTCTTGGAGCAGAAAAATGGAGCGAGATAAAGAAACTTATTGACAATGCAGATGACAAGAGTATAGGTGGTATTATCGAACAAATAGGCAACGATAATAGTCTTAATACAAAACAAAAGATGGCTATTCTTGATTATCAGTACAAGAGTGCTGTTGCTCATGGTGCAAATATTCAAGACTTGAAGAACAAACTTGAGGGTAACTATGATGAGAAAGCCAATAGATATGATGCTGGTTATAATGCTACTGAAGACGAATTAGCCAACATCAAGAATGAACTTGAGTTGCGTCATAGACAATTAACTGAAACCTTTAAGGATGATCCTACAGCTTTACAACAGATAGAAGAAGATCCAAAGGCTTTCCTACAAGGATTGAAAGAATCAGAGGTAGGAGGTGAAAAGGCAAAGGTTATAAACGCTTACGAAGAAACCAGAGCAGCTTATGATGGTATGATACAACGTGTCAAAGATAATATCGATGATGCTATTACTGAAAATAATACTGTTATTGAGCAACGTACACACCAAGATGGAAATATTTATCCTGCAACCATGAAATTAGATGACCGAAAAGTCTATGTCGTTGGAGGTAATGTGCAGATGAATGAAGATGGAAAGGGCATAGACCATGAAAAGTCTAGCTCTAGTGTGATGGTGCGTGATGCAGAGACTGGAAAGGTTGAAATGGTAGACCCTTCTGCTATCCTATCTGTTGACACGCCTGTAAATGCAGAGGAAGAGAAAGCCACTTCATCAGAGCAGATAAAACAAACATACGCTCAAGAACAAGCAAATAAAATAGATGGTGTACTTGAGTTTAAGGCAGGCGACACTTACTCTATTCTAGGTGAAGACCAAAAGCAACACACCATACAAATTATTGGTGAAGCGATTGATGAAAAGACAAAACAGCCAAATCCTGATATGGTTATGGCGAGCATTGACGGCTTAGAGCCTACAATGTTACCAAAGGAACAAATTCAGGCAATGAATGATGAAGAGAATTTGTGGCGTCTTGAACAATCGTTAAAGCAAGATGAGGAAGTGGAAAATACAACTCCACATCCAGCACAATCATATAATCTCAACGATGAAATTACTCTTATAAATGAAGATGGTAAGCCTGTACGTGGAAGCATTACAACAGACCAAAATGAAGATGGAAAGTTTGAAGTTTATACCGAAGAGCCAATCAACGGCAAACGAGTAAATCTATTCACAGCAGAGGAACTTGATGCTATGACTGGCAAACAACAGGAGCAGACTAACCAAGCACCAGTACAAGAAGAGCAAGGAGAGCAAACGGAGTCACCTGCACTTGTTGCAGGTTTGAATGATGGAACTATTGCAGAAAATGCAACAGTTCAAAAAGAAGAAACACCACAACACGAACCAACAGCTTTAGAGCGTATTCCAACCAATGAGCAAGGAGAGCCTATCTATGAACAAGCAGACCCTGAAACAGCATGGGACGCAATTGTAGAACAAACAGAAGGAGATGAAAGTATTGCTCAGTCTGTTGCTGATGGTATGGTCGCTGATATGGAAGCTGCGGTTAGAAGGGCAGAGAAAGCCAAAGTAAAAGGCGGTACTACCATTGCGGAAAAGATTGCAGCAGAAAAAGAACGTGTTGCAACCATAGAACAAGCCAAAGCTACACTTGAGCATTGGAAGAAAATTGCATCAACTAATAGTAGACGTCAAGAAGCTATCCAGGCGGAAGAGAGTCGCAAAGCCAAAGAAGCTGCACTTCTCCGTAAAGAGCAAGAGGAGAAAGAGCGTGCTATGCGTGAAGAGGAAGAACGTGTTAAGCGTGAAGCGTTAAATGGTGTACCTGATATTGTCGAAGATAAGGCTATAGATGCACGTGCAAGAGGCTATAGACGTATAAGTGGTGATAAAGTCGATAGACAAGAGCCACTTAATGCTATTAAAGGAAAAGAAGTGCAAGTGAAGTTCGATGATAAGAATATTCCTACAGGACATGTTAGTCTTATTGATGTTGATGAATTACAACCAAGTCATAAAAATGGGTACAGAAACCCACTACATTTCATTGATGAAGCACAACCCAAAGAGCGTAAAGATGATGCAAGTATAGATGCAGCACGTAAAATAGCAGCAAATATACGTCCTGAAGAAATAACATCGTCTGTTACTGCTTATACAGGAGCACCAACTGTGAATAGTCGTGGTGAAGTTATTCAAGGAAATAACAGAAGTGCAGCATTAAAAGAAATGTGGGCAATGCACAAAGAACAAGGAGAGAAATATAAACAATATATCATTGATCATGCTGAAGAGTTAGGTTTAAATCCCGCTGATGTACGATCTATGAAGCATCCAGTTCTTGTAAATATGCTCGATGTAAATGATAATGACGCTATCTCTTTGGGTCAGTTTGTTGCTAGTGACACCGAAAGTGGTGGTACAGAGCGTATAAAGCCCAAGAATGTAGTAAAGAAGTTGGGTAATAGAATGAAAACCTTTGCAAATATCCTTTTACGTACAACAGACGAGGATATGTCTTTTGCAGAACTTATAGATCGTAATGGAGTAGAGGCTCTTAAATGGATGAATGCAAATGGATCTATTACTTCAACACAATATAAGAGTGCATTTGATAGCAAAGGAAACCTAACAGCAGAAGCAAAGAACGATCTTAAAGGTGTGATGTATCAAAGTATCTTTGAAGGTGGTAGCACACAACTTGAGGAAATGTTTAATGCTTTACCTATCAAAGCACAAAAGGCTATACTTGCAACCGCTTATAGAGAATATGATAGTCCAACCACAGAACGTATGGTAGAGGAAATACAAAACTCTATCATGGCGTATTATGCTCTTTCACTTGATGAGCAGTTTAAAGCTGCAACCAATCATAAGAGTGCTCGTTGGGCAGTTGAATCGTGGAAGCGTCAATATGCTATTGATGATAGTACAGGAGAAAGTTATCTACCTTCAGAGAAGTATAGCAACTTTGCGTTGTTACTTGCAACGATGTATAAAGGAGATAGCCAATCGTTTATACAAGGTACTTTTAAGCAAATGTATGATCTTATTCAAGGTACACAAGAAGATAATTTATTTGAACAGCCCGACAATACACCACGTACACTTGTTGAAGCTATTAAGGAAACATTAAATATAGAATATGATGGACAACAAAGAAGTGACATTTTGGCTAGCAATTCTACAGCAAGCCAACAAGGGGAACAAAGAAGCAATGGAAACTCTAAAACAGGAGGACGAAGTGAGACAAGAAATGGGTCTAAAGACTATCAAGGAGGAACTCAAGGAGATAGTGGAAGAAGCAGAAGTGAACAAAGCAGTGGAGGCAGCCAAGAAGAGGTTACAGAAAGGAACTCACATTTAACAGAAAAAGAAGCTGATGAGCAAGATTTAGCCGATAAGAAAGAATTAGAAGATTTTATTGCACAGACAGACTCTAATAATAGAACAAAAATAGACGAAAGTAAATATGATGCAGAGGATTTGTTTGCCCCTTTATTACTTGATGGGAAATCGTCTAATCTTGCAGTAATGACTTTTGTCTCTGATAATATCAACGATCCTAGTCTACAAATTGCCGTGTATGATTATTCTTTCGATATTGACAATAAAACAAATAGTGGATGGCAAAAATGGGGCGATCTTGCCGATGAATATAATGCGCATGTAGCAGAAGAAGACAGAACGTGGGAGCCAAATGATAATGCTATGCTCGAATTTAGAACGGTAGATGCAGCTGTGAAATTTAATGATTGGCTAAAAGCAAAGGAGGATGGAAAGAGCAATGTAGTTCATTCTTTTGGCAATAGTGCATCACAAAATGATACTAGTATAAAGTTAAGTGATACCTCATTTGCATCAGAAGAGGAAGCAGAAAAAGCTATTCAAAAGTATGTAGAGATAAGAGAAAAGAGAGACTCAACATTAGAGAAGATAACAGAGCTTATAGAGAGAATAAGAGAAGAGTATAAGGGTGATCCTAATGTGGAGAACATTGTTAAAGAGAAAACGCAAGCACTTAGAGATGAGTTCTTTAGCTTATTTACAGAGCTTGATAAGTTCTTAACTTCATTAGATAAATCATCTAATGATTATGTAACACAAGTAGGTGATGATCGACTTGTAGAAAAGGGTGTATTACCTATAAACTATTCATCTCTTTTCCAAAGTAGAAAAAACGAGGTTGCGCAAAATGCAGTTGTTCACTTGTTAAAAAGAATTGGTATTCCTGTTCATTTCATTAGTCGTGTAGGAGCAAAACTGTCTGGAAACGGAACCGCTAAAGGTTGGACTAACGGGCTTGAAATATGGATAACAAAAGATCGTATTGATGCAGAGACTCCTGTACATGAATATACCCATATCTGGACTTTTGCTTTGATGAAGAAGAATCCTAAGTTATGGGCAGAGATTAAGAACTTGCTTAAGGACTCTGAATGGGTTGATAAAATTCAATCTATGGATGAGTATAAAGATACGCTCGATAATGAGGACTTGCTATATAGTGAGGTCTTAAGCCGTATTAGTGGAAAACGAAATGGAGAGAAGTTTGAGAGCATGGCTTTTAAGCTCATTGAGGAAGTAAATAGTGTTGAAAAGAAAGTTGACTTAAAACGTGGTCTTGAGAAACTTCGTGATGCCCTGAAACGTTTCTGGGAATGGGTCGGAGTAAACCTATTTGGTATGAAAGAGTTTAAAAGCGTTGATGATGTATGCGATAGAATTTTGTTTGACCTTTTAAATGAGAGTGACATTGCACGTACAGAAGAAATGCGTGAGTATTATGAAGAGGAACGTGAGATGAATACTATCATCGATAAGGCAAAAGAAGATGGAACATACTTAAAAGCACCCAATGGGGAAGACAGTAAGTTACCAGAAAAAGAATGGGCTTATGCAAGAACTAAGGAATTTAAAAGCCAATTGAGTGATCGTTTGAATCTTATACTTAACGAAAGCAAAGAAGATTTTAAAGATTGGGAAAAGAAAGAATTTAGGGACTTGTTTAAAGTACATGGTCTTTTGGGAGAAAATAACGAGCCTAGTTATCTCTTAGTTAATGACTCTGTATACACTAACGAATATTTCGATAGACTAAAAATGATGCAGGAAGAGGCTCAAGAAACCATGAACTCTGGCAAGGGTGGAAAAAGCGTTTCAAGTGTTAAGTCTGTTGATATGAGAGATGCAGAGTACATCAAGGCAGTAGAAAACAACGACACAGAAACCATTCAACGACTTCTTTCAGAGGAAGCTGAGCGTAAGGGATACTCTAATGATTCAAGTTATCAAGGCTCTTTAGCATTTAATGGGTCTGCACCTTATCAAAATGCTTACTTTGAGACAAAGGAAGAACGTAAGGAAGCATGGGAGAATGACGAATATGAAGATACAATGTCTTTAGGAGACTATGTAGATAGTGGTATTGATACTAATAATTTAGAATGGAACTTAACAGATCCTATGGCATTACGACAAGCAGATCCTGAGCGTAGAGAAGCAATTGAGAACTTGCGCCAAACTGTTCGTAGTAATAGCAAGACAATCACAATATACCGTGCAGTAGATGCAAATATAAAAGAAAATGAGATTCGTAATGGAGATTGGGTTACACCAAGTCGCTCTTATGCAGAGTACCATATTGGTTTGCAAGACTGGGAGAATGGAAGGATAATAGAACAAGAAGTATCCATTGACGACATTTGGTGGGATGGTAACGACATCGCAGAATGGGGTTATGACAATGGTAAGGGAGAGGTGTATAAAAATACCCCTAATAATCGTAAGATGTTCGAGGTAACCTATGATGATAAAGGAAATATCATTCCTTTGAGTGAACGATTTAACGAAGAAAACGATGATATTAGGTATCGTTATGAGGAAGGTGATAATGATGTTGCACTCCAAGTCAAACAACCCATAGAACAAAGCAAGAATCTTGTGGCTTTGCACAATCTTTCCGAAGAGAAGTTGCAGCAGGCATTAGAACTTGGAGGTTTTCCGATGCCAAGTATTGCCATAACTAAAGCCAATATAGGGCATACAGAGTTTGGAAACATTTCCCTCCTGTTTGGGAAAGATAGCATTAATCCTACAGACAAGAGGAATAAGGTTTATGGTGGCGACGCTTGGACACCGACATTCCCGAGTATAGGTTATAAGTTGAACAGTGAGAAAACGAGTGATATTTATCGTCGTGCTAACAACGTCGGTTCGTTACCCCTGTTTCGTCCTGTTTTTTTTCATCCTGACAATTACGAAAACAAAATTGATGGACAAGGCTCGAATGGCCTTGTAGAGCACTTCAAGGATGATTACGGAGCTAAGCAAATGTTTCTTTATGAAAAAGGCAATGCGGTGGAGAAGTTTGTGCAGCATGAGGTAGAGAAGTATTCGGATGAAAACGTAAAGTTTTTTGAGAAAATCCTTGAGATCATCGGTCTTGAGAAACTTAAGAATGAAAGTTACGATTCGTTGGAGAATGAAATGAAAAAACTACTCGGACAATATTATGACATTGACTTTGATACCATGAAGCCTTTCCGTGTAATAAACCGGATTAACTCCACTATACAGAAAACAATCGACTATGCAGAGAATGGAAACAACAAAATAGAGAATGATATTGCTGCAACCGAGGAAAAGATTGATGAAAGAATAGATCCAAAGGAGTTCCGGAAGTGGCTGGAAAAACTGTTCTCCGGTGTTGTGGAGAAAAAGGGTATCCGGAATGAACAAGACATGTTTACCCCATCCGGAAACAGACGGGAGTGGGAGAAGCTTTATGATGCTGTAACTCTTGACAATGCTATCAAAGCAATGCAAACGCAAGCAAAGAAAGGTGGTACAGGCCTGTTTGGAGGTAGTATTTTCGGGGCAGCGTCAAAAGAGCTTAAAGAAATAGAGGATATTCGTAATGAAGCCAAACTGCGTATTAATCCTATTTCGGAAGAGGATTACCAAGCAGAGAAAGACCGAATTACCGAACGTCTTAAAAAGGTGACAATACCTTCTGTATCAAAAAGTTTTTCTGACGCCATGGACTTTGTTGAAAATGTGCAAGATGCTGTGTCTAAATCGCATACCGCAAAAGGCATATATCGCCATCTTCACAGCCTTTATCCCGATATGACCATGGAGGTAGCGAAAGAAATTGAGGATATTGTCAAGGATATTCAAAAGATAAGTACACGCTATCTTGAAGCAAAGCCTTACCGAGCAGTATCTTTTGATGAGATTAAGGCCGCTGTCGTTCCTTCTGACACAAGTTCGGAATTAATACAACAGTTAAAAGACCGTGGCATTGAGGTGAGTACTTACGAAAAAGACAATCAAGAGCAGCGCAAACAGATTGTAAATGAAGTAGCAAGTAAGGAAGAACTTTTGTTTAGGAACGATGATGGAATTGATGTCGTGAATGAGCGGTTTAATGAAGAGTTGGATAACTTAACAGAGGAGAATGCAGATAAAGTTACACTTTGGTTAGGAAAACCCTCAGATGTGTTGCTATCTTCAGGCATCGAAAATAAACCATTAAAGCTGTATGGCAATAAGGTTATCAAGAAAATGAAGAAGCATGGCTTTGCTTTGGATGAACTTCGAGATTTACCTAAGGCTGTGGCTGATCCTATTGCTGTGTTCGATAATTTGGGACGTTTTGGTAATCGTTCTATTCTTACTGAACTAACAACAGAACAAGGGAATTTCCTTGTAACTATAGATATGGGTAAGGGTGAAAAAGATGTTGATTTTAATATTGTATCTTCTGTTTTTGGTAAAGGTAAAAGTAAGATCGTTAGTTGGATAGAGAGAGGTCTTGCCACCTATATAAACAAAAAGAAAGCCTTAAATTATCTGCACCACTCCGCACCAATTGCGGAAGCCCTCAGTAATTCAAGACTTTCTTCTGCTGCAAATATAGTGAAAAATTTTGAAAATCCAACTAATAGTTCAGAAAAAGTTTTAGATAGAAAAACTACTCAAGCTGAGGAAGTTGCAGAAAAAGAGCATCAACAAATGGTTGAACGTGCTAATGAACTTGCAGAAACCTTACATCTTGATAATGTTGAGATAGTTACCGATGCTAGGACTTTAGAGGGTAAGAAAGCAAAGGCAAAAGGATTCTACTCAACAAGTACAGGTAAGATAACTATTGTTATTCCTAATCACAGTAATATTGCAGATGTGGAGAAAACATTGCTCCACGAAGCAGTTGCCCACCATGGTTTGCGTAAACTCTTTGGCGAGCACTTTGATAACTTCCTTGATAATGTGTTTAAAAATGCAAGTGAAGATGTTAGACGTGAAATAGTAAAACTTGCTGCAAAGAATAAATGGGACTTCCGCATAGCAACAGAAGAATATCTTGCTAGTCTTGCAGAAGATACAAACTTTGAAAATATGCCAAATGGACTTTGGGATAAGGTTAAACGTTTATTCTTAGACATGTTACGCAGTATTGGTTTGCTAAAACAGAAAGATGGAGAATGGAATGACAATGAGTTGCGCTATATTCTTTGGAGAAGTTATAAGAACTTGAAAGAGAAAGGTCAGAGCAATAGTATATTGAACAAAGCTGAAGACATCGCAATGCAACACAGATTAAAGGTTGGCAATTACTCTGAAAGCACAGATAAAGAGGTACGCTTTAGAGATGGAGAACCTCAAAGCAAAGAGCGTGTGAGCGCAGCTGAGCGTTACGAACAACGTGTAAGTCGCTCAATGTTCCAAAGTCAAGAAGCCTTACAAGATAGCATGCTAGGATTAAAAGAGGCTATGGACGCTATAATGAGAGCAGAAGGTAAAGAGATGTATATGGAAGATATTGAGGGCTTTGAGAATGCTTATTTAGGAGAAAATAGATTGTCTTCAGTTAATCAAGCTGAAACTGAAGCCTTTGCACATCTTGTATTCAAACCAATGCTTGACGAAGTTGCTAAACTTGCGAAGAATGATAAAGAACGTTCTGAACTGACGGACTACATGATGGCTAAACATGGTTTAGAGCGTAATGAGGTGATGCGTAAAAATGCTCTAGAAGAAATCATAAATAACGAGAAGTTAAGTGATGCGCAAAAAGATGTACGTGCAAGTATTGCGGAACATCGTGATTATGCAGGTCTCACAGCATTGACAGATGCAACTAGCGTAGAAGAGGCGGAAAGCGAAGCACAGAGAATGGTTGAAGAGTATGAGCAGAAACACGATACCACAAACCTATGGGATAAAGTAAATACTGTGACTAAAGGAATCTTATCAAAGAGTTATGAGTGTGGTATGATGAATAAGCAGACATACGAGAAAGTTAGAGACATGTATCAATTCTACATTCCACTTCGTGGCTTTGATGAAGAAACAAGCAGAGAGGCTTATGCTTATCTCTCACATGGTCAAAGCGCATTTAATGCGCCTATCAAAACTGCAAAGGGACGTTCGTCTAAGGCTGATGATCCTTTTGCAAATATGCAAAGTATGGCAGAAAGCGCAATAATGCAAGGAAATAGAAATGTATTGGTAAAGCAAAAGTTCTTGAACTTTGCTCTTAATCATCCTAGCGATCTTGTAAGCGTGAATGCGTTATGGTTGAAATACGATGATGTAAAAGAAGAATGGCGACCTGTGTTCCCTGATAATATTGAGGAGACAGATACAGCAGATGAGGTTGAGAAGAAAATCCAAGACTTTGAACAGCGTATGGCAGAACTTGCAAAGCAAGATCCTGAGAGATACAAGCATGGAAAAGATACTGAAAACATTCCATATCGTATTGTGGAGAGCAGAGATTTAAGACAACATCAAGTTGTAGTGAAGCGTAATGGTAGAGATTATGTGTTGACTATTAATGGCAACCCACGTGCAGCACAAGCACTTAATGGATTGACTAATCCTGATAATGATGTTTCAGGCGCAATTGGCGCAATTCTCAATTTTGGTGAAAAGATAAACCGCCAATTAAGTGCGTTCTATACTACACGCAATCCAGACTTCGTTGTGTCTAACTTTATTCGAGATATGCTCTACGCTAATTCCATAGTATGGGTAAAAGAAAGACCTAACTATGCATTACGTTTCCATCGTAACATAGGAAGGTGTAATCCTGCTCAAATGAAGATCCTTTTATCTAAGCATAAAAAAGGAGAGTTGGATATGAATAATAGTTTAGAGCACATGTTCCATCAATTTATAATGAATGGAGGAGAGACTGGTTATGCAAATGTGAGAGACATCGAACAGCATAAAAATGATATTCAAAGAGAATTAAAACGAGCAAATGGAAAGATAGGAATAAAAAGATCTCTTAGCCTGCTTGGAGAAAAATTAGACGAATATAATCGTGCGGTTGAAAACTGTGCTCGTTTTGCAGCCTTCCTTACATCTCGTGAGATGGGTAGAACCATAGACCGATCAATTTATGATGCAAAAGATATTTCTGTGAACTTTAATAAGAAAGGTAGTGGTGCAAAATTTATGAAAGCAACAGGGCAGACAAAGATAGGAAAAACTAGTGCGTTTATTTCTGGAATAGGAAGAAGCGGATATGTATTCTGGAATGCAGCAATACAAGGAACAACAAACTTTGGAAGGCAGTTTAAACGACATCCAGCAAAAGCATTTACGGCTTCTGCCACTATGTTTATACTTGGTGCTTTGATAGCTGGAATGGGAATGGGAGACGATGGTGACGACGATAAGAATAGCTACTGGAATTTACCTGAAAGTGTTCGCAGGAGCAATATCTTATTCAGAGTAGGAGAACAATGGGTTTCTATACCACTTCCTGTTGAATACCGTTCGATATATGGAATGGGTGAATTAATGGTAAGTGCAATGAGCGGAAAAGAACATTTCACAAATTCTGAATTAGGTAAGGCTATTGCAGGACAAGTAACACAAATCTTGCCAATAGACTTTTTAGAAGGAGAAGGAGGCGTGAAAGCATTTGTTCCTAGTGCAGTCAAACCTTTTGCTGAAGTAATATCTAATAAAGGATGGACGGGAATGCCTATCTATAAAGATACTCCTTATAATAAGAATATGCCTGAATGGACAAAAACATACAAGAGTGCGAATAAATATCTTGTCGGTCTTGCTAAAATTCTTAATGAGAAAACAGGAGGTGATGCTTATACTAAGGGGTCTGTGAATATCAACCCTGCACAAATAGAGTATCTGCTTAATGGTTATTTCGGAGGAGTATCTAACACAATTGATAAACTCACGAAAAGTGCTGAGACTATCGCTGGTAAAAGAGACTATGACCCTAAGAGTTTCTTATTGCTAAACCGAGTACTAAAAAGTGGAGATGAGCGTACAGAAGAGCGTGCTATCAATAGAGAATATTACAGACTAAAAGAGGAATATGAAATATTGAGAGATAGACTAAAGAATTATGAAAACGACACAGATAATGGAGTTTTCGATTTTTCTGAAAAAATAAATTTCCTATATAACTCTCCTGAATATGCACGATACGAAATCTTTGAAGATTATCGAGGGGACATCGAGAGTTTGTACAAGGAGCTTAAAGATCCAATGAGCGATGAAGAAAGAGCATCAATAGAAGCAGAACTCACTGGATTGAAAAAGCAAATGATAGAAGAAATGAATGCCACACGTAAATAGTTAAACCCATGATAGTGTAGGCTATGATTAACTTTGTAGCCACACTATTTATAATATATTCAAGATATGCAGACAGTAACAAAACAGAAATCCAAACTATTGCCGATGAGCCGTATTGCACCAAGTAATACTAGCAATGAAATGGATAGCGTAGCTTTTCGTTCGCAGAGCTTTGGAAGTCGCAGAGCATTTGACATTCTGATGGAAGCGCAACAATTCTGGAACCAGATGGAGCAATTCCGTAAAGACAGACAGCGCAATAAACGATATACGTATGGAAATCAATGGGACGATGTTATATGTGTTGACGGCAAGCACATGACAGAAGAAGAGTACATCAAACAACAAGGAAGCGTTCCATTGAAAAATAACCTTATTCGTAGACTTGTGCGTAACGTACTAGGCGTGTACCGTTCACAATCTAAAGAACCTACATGTATTGCAAGAGATAGAGACGAGCAAAAACTAGGAGAGACTATGTCGACAATATTACAATGCAATATGCAGCTTAATCGTATGAGTGAAGTTTATGCACGCACGATGGAAGAGTTTCTTATTTCAGGCTTTATTGTACATCGTAAGAGTTATGGTTGGCGTAACGGCAAGGAAGACTGTTGGACGGATTATGTGCAGCCCAACAACTTCTTTATCGATAATAATATGCGTGATTTTCGTGGTTGGGACGTTGGTTGCTTGGGAGAGGTGCACGATATTAGTTTTGGGCAACTATGTGAACAATTTGCAGAGTCACATGAAGATTATCAAAGATTAAAAGAAATCTATAAGTGGGCAGCCAATAAACAATACCTTGCTAGTTATGCAGAGCATTTTGGCTATAGCAAACTAAACAACTATGACTTCTTGTTTACAAGTGAACCTGGAAGATGTAGAGTAATTGAAGTATGGCGCAAAGAGCAAAAACCACGCTATCGTGTACACGACTATCAAAATGGTGATGTTTATAAGATTGATGAAGCCGACTATGAAAAAGAAGTTACTCTTGTCAATCAACAACGCATACAGATGGCAGAAGAGGCAGGAATGCCTTTTGATGAAGTACCATTAGTAAAAGCTACTTGGTTTATGGACGACTATTGGTATTTCTACTACTTGTCGCCTTTTGGAGATGTTCTAAAAGAAGGAGAAACGCCTTTTGAGCATGGTAGTCATCCATACACTTTCAAAGCATATCCATTTATAGACGGAGAGATACATTCATTTGTAGCAGACGTGATAGACCAACAGAGATACACCAATCGACTTATTACCATGTATGACTGGATTATGCGTGCAAGTGCAAAAGGTGTATTGTTGATGCCTGAGGATAGTTTGCCAGATGGTGTCAGTATGGAGGATATTGCAGAGAATTGGGCAACGTTCAATGGTGTGATTTTGTACAAGCCTTCAAAGAGTGGTAGAATGCCACAACAGGTAGCAAACAACTCTACTAATATTGGTATTTCAGAGTTACTCAACTTACAACTAAAATTCTTTGAGGATATATCAGGTGTAAATGGAGCATTGCAAGGTAAGCCTGGTTATTCTGGTACGAGTGCTGCTAAGTATAGCCAAGAGGCACAAAACGCAACAATGTCACTTCTAGACATGCTAGAGTGTTTCTCTTACTTCGTAATTGATGGAGCATACAAGGATGTAAAGAATATTCAGCAGTTCTATGATGAAAAACGAGTTTTCAATATTGCAGGTAAAGCAGGAGCGCAAATTGAATATGATCCTAAGAAGATTAGAGATGTAGACTTTGACTTATCTATCACAGAAAGTACTGCAACACCAGCATATCGTCAACTTGCAAATGATGTGCTACTGCAACTATGGCAAGCTCAAGCAATCTCTGTAGAACAATTACTAGAGCATGGCAGTTTCCCATTTGCAGACCAATTACTACAAAGCATACAAGCACAGAAAGAGCAAATGCAACAAGGACAAGTCCCTCAAGGCATTTCTCCTGAGTTAATGCAACAAGCACAACAAGGAGCGAATATGCAGGCTGTAAATCAACTACATCAGGCAATGACAGCATAATAAAGATAAAAGGCGTAGGAATAAATCTTACGCCTTTACTTTTTATCTCTTTTTGTTCACACCCTTTCGGATATTCTCTATTGCTAACGGATCATTTGTTAGCGTTGCTATTCCATCAAGATTTTGACTTAACCTTTGTTTTGCGTTGTACTCTTCCTTCATACCATGCATAATATTGTTTTTTCTTTAACTCAATTACAGATGTAGGCATTTTTGCAGACCCATTCTTATATGGTGTTGCATAAAAACATTCTTTTTCCAAATCAGTAACAGAAGCTTTGTGGCTAATATAGCCTTTGTGCTTTAGTTTGCGGAAGTTGTATCTATCCATAATCAGGATTGTATTTTTTACACCTGGCATAACATAGAAGCGTTCTCCATTCTTTTCGTGTGCCTCGTCCGCTTTTCTTACTGCTTCACGATAACGGAGGTAGGCTCTTAACTTTTTAAATACATTCATTGTCTGTAAAATTATAAAATGAAACTTATATTATATTGTAGCGGCAGAAACCGCTTTTTTCTTTTTAGGAACAAACCTTTTAACACGCACAACAATAGTTGGAATTGGCATCTCGTGGAAACAGATATGCAAGCCTATTGCTCTTGTCATTAACAAGTCGTCATGCTTTCCAATGATAGCACCATACGCACCATTTTGTTTCTTCTCGTATGTCAAATACTCATCTAAACAACGCTCATCACGTTCAATGTATAAATGCTCACGGATAACCTTAATAAGCGTTGATATAATCATTGGCTTTGTTGCCACGTTGGTATGGAAACCATATTTGCGTGGTAGTCCTTCTTGTATTTCGTTCTCGGTTTGTTTGCGAGCATAGAGATTAGGATACACATCTTTTATTTGATTGAGAATAAAGTGTGACAAATCTCCGTCCACTTGTCTTTCTTTGTCGTGTGTTTCAAGTGTATTACTTTCAATCACTAATAAAGAGTTGTCATAGAACGCTGCTATCTGAGCTGCTTTCCATGCAAGAATATCCATATCTATGTGACCATACCATTGAGCGACAACTTGAGGTCTATCGCCATCGATCATAAAAAGCCTATCTATAACAAGTATTACAGAATAGTCGGCTTTCTTTGAGCGTCCACCAATATCCACAATGGTAAGGTATCTGTTCGTAACGATCTCTTGTTCGTCAATCTCTGGTAAATTCCATATCCACAATAAGCCTTGAGAGTCTTCTGTAAATCGCAAGTTCTTTAATGCGTTCTTTCCTTCATCTCCATCTGCATACACGTCACCTATAAATCTTGGAGGTTTGCATGATGTTCTAAATTGATCGACCTTGTATTTATCGAATATTCTTTCTCCTGAATGTACAAAAGCCTCAACATCGTCTGATGGATATTCAGACGCCATAGGTGCATGCTCATTGTATTTTGCTCGTTCTTGTATATACCAGTTGATCGCTTCAAGTGTCGCACCTTTTTCCCAAAGCCACCAAAGATATTTTCCACTCTCTGCACGTGGAGAAGGTACAGTTGCATTCTTTCTATTCTTCCAAAGTGCTTCAGCAAAGTTTACTTTGTCTTGTTCACTTTCAAATGGTAATGAATATTGGTCGATGTCAAACCACGATATAAACATTGCTTCAAATTGTGATGTACCACGTTTTGCTGCATCGTATTCTCGTTGGAAAAAGTTACCTGTACCATTTGCGGTACTTTCATACACAATCATTGTATATGGTTTTAATAAGATACCTGAACATGCAGAGCGCACAATGTCTTCTGGTTTTTTACCATCTGTGGTCTTCCACAATCCAACTTCTGAAAGGTGCACAAGATTGTAGTCTCCACCACGACAACTATCAGGACGTTCTGCTGTACCAATCTTTATTTTGCAGTTCCTTTGTGGAACACGATGAATAGTGCCTGAATGTCCCACACCAACCATCTTAGATTCATTCTCATTGTAAACCTCTCCAAGTTTATAAAGCATGGAAATTGGATAAGCCTTAATCATACGATCGAACATATCCTTGATTTCATCTGAACCAGCACCTTGGTGAGCGATGATTAGCGAGTTAAGACCTACCTTATGAACAAGTTGCAACCACGCCATATACAGCTGAGATGTTGTCGAACCACCCCATTGTCGAGCTTTTAGCAGTATTATTCGTATAGGCTTTCCTGCTTTTCTTAGTGATTCAAGTCGTTCTACAAATCTTCTTTGCGGACGTGTTAGTCGAAATAATACATCATTACCACCACCTTTGTTTTTGATGTAAACATAGAATGCAGCCCAAAAGGCGAAGTCGTACCTACATCTTAAACGAATAAATTGTTCTATAACCTTTAGTCGATCTTCCTCTTCGTATGATTCAACTTCTAGTTCATTCAGTAAAAAGTCTTTGATACTTCCACTTTTAGATAGTAGCTTAACCAAAGGAACGTTAAGCATCTCTACTGGTAGGTATTGGGTTTCTAAAGGAAAGTCCTTGATGTGCACTTCTGCACGCTCTCCAATAGAACCCATACCGCTAATAGGGTCAAACACTCGATTGACCACAGCATTGCGCTTTTCATTTTCCTTCAATATGTTATCTACCTCTTTTTGCATTGTATTGTAATAGGGTAGTTTAGAATTGAATAAACAAGTCCACACAGATAGCAATAAAGGTGCAACCATGCATTAGTATTCGGAAAGAAAAAGCCTATACCAATATAGAATACCATCCACAATTGATAGTATAGTTTTCTACTTACCTCTAATGAGATTGAACCAAAAAGGAAGAACACGACCCCTGAAAGCCCTACTGTAGGTAATGTGGGTAGTGGTAAAAAATGTGATAACGTATCTATAGGAAAGGTTACTGCTACAATATAAGCAAGCAATAATCTTGTGATTTTTATATCGTATATAAAGATGATGCAAATGAGACACCAAGCATTAAGAAAAGCGTGAATTATATTTGCATGAAAAAAAGGATAAAGAAGTCTCCCTACCCATGAAGCTCCTGCATAGATACCAATCGTATTCCAATTAGAGAAGCCTATTAAAGAAATGACAACGACAACAATACTTAAAAGCAATGACGTAGCCTTTTCTTTCTTTCTTCGAAACGTCTTTTCTTTTCCTTGCATATCATTACCTTTATACTTTCTTCTGTAAGATAATATTTGGGTGCAGGTTGCTCGACAACAACCTTACAACATTTCTTTATCGTCCAATCTGAATGTGTCTTACGAAGTTCTTTAACTCTTCTGAATATTTCTTGAAACATTTCCCTTTTGGATGGTAGCATGTTTTTAAATTGAGAACCTTTAAACATTGCATACATCATCTTGCTAGCCCATACACTTGAAACCCAAAAACGTGGTGATGGCATAGTAGAAATTTGTTTACAAATATATGTAATATTAATATAGTTACACGAAGAAACATAATCATCATAAACACGCATAATGCTTTGCATACGCTCTTCTGAGTATTCCATTAAAGATCCTCTTTTCTTCATAGTTGTTGGTTTAGCTGTGTTACAAAGTTAGTAATAAAAACACTAATAGTTATACCTAAAAAGAATATTTTACAACGTATATTTGCATTAAAACAATCATTAAAAAAGAAAAATTTAGGAGATTATGACTGATAGTACAAAAGTTATGGGCAATCGAGAAAAATTTTCAGAAAGGATGAAAAATAAATATCCTGAACGAGAATTTGACGATGATGAAGCTTTGTTCGGACAAATCAATGAAGATTATGACAATTACGACAAAGATGTGGAAGGATATAAAGAACGAGAAAAGGCGTTTTCAGATCTGTTCTCAAGTGATCCTCGTAGTGCAGCTTTTCTTACTAATTGGCGTAATGGAGGTAATCCAGCAATTGAGTTAGTACGTATGTTTGGTGATGACTTCATTGAAGAACTTAAAGACCCAGAGAAACAAGAAGAGCTTGCAAAGGCTAGTAAAGAATATGCAGAGCGAGTAGCCAAAGAGAAAGATTTTGAGGAGCAGTATCAAAAGAATATCTCTGAGACACACAACACTATTGCAGCTATTCAAGAAGAAAAAGGATGGAGCGACGAGCAAGTAGATGAAGTTATGGAGTTCCTTGTAAACATTATGAAAGATGGTATTCTTGGTAAGTTTACACGTGAGAGCATTGATATGGCTTTCAAAGCTATTAACCACGATGCAAACGTGGAAGATGCAGCTCATGAAGGAGAAGTAAGAGGTAGAAATGCTAAGATAGAAGAAAAGCTAAAGAAGGCTTCACGTGGTGATGGAACAGCCAGTCTTAATGGAAAGAATAGTGGAGGTAAGCCAAATAACCTTCCTGATCTTGGTGCAATTTCTAGATATGATGGCAACCAAAGTATATGGGAGCGTGGAGGTGAGAAACGTACCTCATATAAATAAAGGATAATTATCACTTATTATTATAAATCAAAACAAAAAGAAGAATGAAAAATTTAAAAAGAAGTTCAGGTTTTCTCTATCGCATCGTGCTAACAATGTTAGCTCTTGTGATGGGTGCTTCGCAAGGAGTGTTGATGGCTGACGCTACCGCACTTCCTGACGCAGGTAAAACAAATGCAGGTGCTGCAGGTACAGGTGGCACAGGCGGTATTGCAACTGAAACACAAGGACGCACTGATGGTGCTGACAATTTCTACATGAGCGATGTCGATCAACGTATCGTTAAGATTCGTCCTATGGCAACGCCTTTAGACCAGATCAGTCGCTATGCAAAATCAAGTTCTTGTGATTCATTTGAAGTTAAGTACTACTCTGTAGGTACACGAGAAATTTTGTGTACAACTACAAAGAAAGTAGAAGCTATGGCAACTGGAGCAAGCACATCACTTCCTGTAAGCGATGCTAACATGTTTACACTTGATGACACTATTCGTGTACTTGGCGTAAAGGGTGTTACCGATCCAAATACAGGTAAGGCTTATACAGGTAGTAACATTCCAGACTTGGTATTGTGCGTATGTGGTAAAGATCCATCTACAAGTGTTCCTACTGTTTACGCTGTAAATGGTAAAATGGACTCTACAAGCAAGCAACCTATCTTTGTTCCTGAGATTCCAAGTGGTACTAAACTTGTGAGAATGGGTAAGGCGTGCGGTGAATTAGATGTACAAACAGGACGCTTTAATAACATTCCAACAGCAGAGACACAATATTGCCAAAACTTCATGATTCAAGTAGAGCAATCAACCTTTGATAAGATTGCAGCAAAAGAAGTAAATTGGAATTTCTCTGACCTAGAAGAAGATGGTATCTTCGATATGCGCTTAGCAATGGAGAACACTTATTTATTTGGTGTTAAGAATGTTATCAAGCACATTTCTAAAGAGAATATGAACACATGGTTCACTGGTGGTATCTGGTGGATGGCAGGAAAAGACATCGAAGTTGGAGTATGGGACGCTGCTAAAAATTGTGCAGTTATCTCTGATGATAGTCTTGTAGACATCACAAAAGACTTGTTTGTTGGTACAGGTATTGGAAACAAACGAAAGATTCTTTTCTGTGGCTCTGAAATGCTTACAGCTTTCTCTAAGATCAAGAGTGACAAGTTCCGCTTAAAAGATACTGTTGAAGTATGGAATTTGAAGTTTAAATCTTGGGACACCGACTTTGGCGAAGTATTAACAGTACATCATGAGTTATTTGATAAGAACGGAATGAGCGATTGTGGTTTTGCGCTCGATCCAGAGTACCTGTCTAAGAAAACACACGTGTCTTGGGCACGCAATATTCTTGACCTTAAGTCTGCAGGTATCCGCAATACAGATGCAGTTGTTATTCAAGAAGTGAGTTGCTTATACTTGCGCTATGCTAAAGCTCATGCACGTATGAAACTTGCACACGCTTAATAATTAAAACAGATAATAACACAGAAGGGGTGGGATAATTTAAAAGCATCCCGCCCCATTTTTATTTATATAGGTATGAAGAAATATTATAGTTCAGATTCACACATAGCCATCAATGTTCTACTTGAGAATGGAAATAGTATGCACATTGCATTTACGCCAATTTCAAATGGTGGTAGCACCTACAATACAGAAGAAGAAGTTATTCAGAATGCTCTTGAGAATCATTATCGTTACAACGATTTGTTTGTGCTAGATCGTGAAGAAGATACTAATGCACCAATAGAAGAGCCTACACAGAATACAGAAGAAGATCCTAATCAAGCAGAGGAAAGTAATATTCGCAAGGTTAGAGTTAGCGATATAGGCGAAGCAAAGGATTATCTTGCAGAAACATTTGGTGTAAGTCGTACTTCTTTAAGAGGTCAAAAGGCTATTCTTGAAGCAGCAAAGGCAAACAACATTGAGTTTGAGGGGTTATAAAAAATAAAATCTCAGTACAATGAAAGTATATCTTCTTGACGAAATAGCAAAAGATGTTCGCATTGCCATTGACCAAAACATGCAGAGTGAAACGTTAGTGGACTTTGGCGATGTGGATACTCTTTCTTTAAATGACATTATCAAGTCAAAGATTGTTGATGCAGTAAAACGCATACATAGTACCGCTCCATCTTATCTTCTTGATGGTGGGCATAACTTTGGTGATGCTATCTATTGGAAAGAGCTTGAAAGTGGTTGGTGTTTACTTCCTGAAGACTTTATGCGCCTTGTCGTTTTCCAGATGGATGATTGGGAAAGACCAGTATATCATGCTATTAGTGAAGATGATGAGGAGTATCAAAAGCAAAGTAGTCGTTTTAAGGGTATAAGAGGCACACCACAAAAACCAGTTTGCGCAATTGCTATACGTCCTGAAGGAAGAGTACTTGAGTTCTATTCATGCAAGAACACAGATGCTATGGTTAGTCGAGCTGTTTATCTTCCATATCCTAAGGTTGATAAAGATAATGGTATACAGATATGTGAACGTTGCTATCAAGCAGTTGTCTATACCATAGCATCATTAGTATTAATAACATACGGCAGTGCAGATCAAAGCAAAGCATTGTTGGAATTAGCTAAATCTACATTAATATGAGTTCAATAAAAACAACACAGATGGATGGTGACGTATCCGTTGGACGCAATGTTGCAGTAGGCGGAGATTCACTCGTTCAAGGAGACGCCCATATAAAAGGAACATTGAGAGTGGATGGATGGCTTGATGCCCAAAATGTTAAGGTTTCAAACAAAGGTCTGTTTACAACAATAGAGAAATTACGTGCAGCTTATCCAAATCCACAAGATGGATGGTGGGCAATCGTGGGAAACTCTCTTCCTGGTCCTATTTATACCGTAGAGAATGGAGTATGGACTGCAACAGGTGAAACAGGAGGTGTCGGAGAATTAGATGTTCATGAGTTAGCAGAAGCAATAGACAAGAGTTCTCAAGCTATTGGTGAGGCTAGTAAGGCTAGTCGTATTGGTGAGAACAACAAAACTAAGATAGAGGAACTTAAAGAAAAGCAGGCGCAAGACCTTAAAGCGCAAAATGAAAAGAATACTGTTTTAGAAAAAGGTTTGCAAACTAATAGTTCAGCTATTGAAACAGAACGTTCAGAACGAGAGAAAGCAGTATCAGAACTGAAGAAAAAATTATCATATTCAGAAGAGATTTTGCAGAAGGCAAAGGGAGTTGTAAAAAGTATAAGTGTGACTCAAGGTACAAATGCTTTAAAACTAACGCCCGATGATAATGGCAATATTGATTTAGATATTCCAAATGCTGTTGCGGATGATAATGTAAATCCTAATAGTACTAATCCTGTTAGTAGTAAAGCAGTAGCAAGTGAGTTCCAAAAGTTATCTAATAAATATGGTGCATCACTTCAACTGAACGAGATTGGCGAAGGTGTAAATAAACAATATAGCGTTTCCTTACTAGATGAACGTGGAGAAGTAATTGCTACCACAGAGCCATTTAGTGGAGGTGGAGGTGGTGGCGTACCTGTAACAGGAAACAAGATTGTTTTAAATCGTATTAGCTCTATTAGCCAGACGATCAAAAAAGGTCAAAACTTAGTTTTAAGCTATCGTTACGACCATGTTCGTTTAGAGGATGGAGAAAGCACAGGTATAGCAGGAAAAGCTATTGTAAGTATATCTCATGGAAGTAACAATAAAGAGATTATTCAGAATCTAGTTGCTGGTGATGTTACCAATATTGATGTTACCCCTTACATTAATGTAGGTGCGAATGTAGTCAAAATAAAAGTTGAAGTAGACAACGGAGATAACAAACAAGTTCAAACTATAAGCTTTAATGTAAATGTGGTTGAACTAATATTGAGAAGTTCCTTTAACATCTCAACTGTTACTCGTCGTGGGGACAGATTAACTATACCATGGAGCTTAGTTGGTGGAGGTCAAAAAACTTTACATTGCTATGTTGATGGTGTAGAAACAGAGACTAAAACAATATTATCAAGTCAAGGTAATGGTAGTTTTGGAGTAGACACATCAAGCTTAGTACATGGAGAACACAACGTTCAGTTGGTTGCAGAAGTACAAGAGAATGGTAATACTATAAAAAGTAATAGTATCTTTTTCGGTGTAGCTATAAAAGAAGCCAAAAAGAATGATGTTATTTTTGTTAGTAGATTTGACTTTGCTGATGGAACTATTATAGCGAAAGGAAATAACCCTTACATCGAATGTAAACAATATGATGAGTACACCTTGAGTTATGGTGTTTATAATCCACAAACTAACAAGAGTGATGTTTGCATTTATGAGAATGGTGTAAAGGTGTCTGAAATTGAAACAGGATTTGTTCGCAATGATGTTTCTTTTAGAAGCATGTATAGTGGGCACATTGCATGCTATATAGAAGTTGGTGCGTATCGTTATCATTATAGCATTAATTCTGAAGCATCTCAGAGTATTGTAGACGCTCCTAGTGATGGGCTAGTAATGAAACTAACAGCTTTAGGAAGAAGTAATAGCGACAAGAATAAAGACACTTGGAACTATAGAGATATTACCACAACATTTAATAAGGTTCTATTTGGTTCAGATGGTTGGAACAATGGTGCGCTGCGTTTAAAAGGTGGTGGCTCTGCTTTAATAAATTATGCTCCTTTCGATTTAAAAAATAACACAAACGATAGTGTTAGTGTATTAATGAGATTCCGAGCAAGTGGTGCTACAGACGATGCAGGTGCAATTATTAGTTGTGTAGACAAAGATGGAACAGGCTTTATTATCACTCCACAAGAAGCACGTATGTGTACAAAGGGAAAGAGTGTAGTATCGATGAAGCTAGCAAATAACGAAACTTATAGTATTGCGTTTGTATCTTATCCTAAAGCATACCAACAAAGTTCAGAAGAAGAAAAGATAAATGATAGCATGTTGTTTATGTATATAAATGGTGTGCTAAGTGGTGCTGTACAACGTGGCTTTAATGATAGTGTTATACAATCATCTCCTATTGGTATTACGTTGAAGGGAGAAAAATGCACGCTAGATGTTTATTCTATCAGTGTATATAGTAGATTCTTGAGTTTAAATGAAGTGTTAGCTTTATATTTACTCGACTTGAATACTACAGAGGAGTTGTTATTAAAATCAAAACGAAATGACATTATTGGGGTAGATGGAAATATTAATTTGGATAAACTTCCATCAGATTTGCCTTATATGATCATAACAGGTTCAGCGGACAATGGAACTTCAATAGCTTTGCAGGCTGCTATCAATAACAACAAAAAGACGAAATACGATATAGACGAGATCTTATTTGTAGACAAGTCTAATCCATCTAAGAATTTCCATTTAAAAGGTGGTCATATTCGTTTGCAAGGAACAAGTTCTTTAGCTTATCCTATTAAAAATTATAGGATATATACGAAGAATAGTAACAAAGTTAAAGGCGAATTACACGTTGGTTGTGACGAACATGGAATTGGAGGAGAGAAGATTGCAAACGGAAAGTATTCTTTCCGAGATGCAAATGGAAAACAAAAAGCATCTATACCTGTTGACTGCTGGTGTTTAAAAGCAGATTATGCAGAAAGTTCAAGTAGTCACAATACTGGTATGGCAAGATTGGTTCATGATGTTTTAACAGCATCAAACGAATTAACACCAGTTCAACGCTATGCATCAGATGGTTATAATTATGACGTGCGAACAACAATAGATGGATTCCCTATATTGTTATTCCATCGTGCTAGAGTTGAAGATGTTCCTGTGTTCTTGGGCAAGTTTAATTTCAACAATGATAAGAGTACAGAAGAGGTTTTTGGATTTAAAGGTATTCAAGGCTACCATACCGCAGAATGGGTTTCAGACAAATTCAGTGGAGTGAATCCAACAGAGTGTTGGGAGTTTTTGAATAACGATTATCCTATGGGTATGTTCTTAGATGATGACTTTGATACAAAGGGTGAAGATGGAACGCCTAATTGGATGAAAGTGTTTGAAGCACGTTTCCCAGATGACGATGCAGTGAACGATAAATATAAGAAAGGTGAGAAAAAGCCTTTGTTATTAGAACGCTTAGTGAAGTGGGTTAAGAGCACCAATGGTAATGTAGATAAGTTTAAAGCAGAGCTAGGAGACTATTTCGACATAAACTATTTGTGTGATTATTATACTTTCACAGACGTATTTGGTTGTGTCGATCAACGTGTAAAGAATATGATGATGAGTTTCTTTTATGACCCTACTAAGGCAAAGATGCTCGCCTATATGATATTCTATGATAATGATACAATCAATGGTGTGCGTAATGACTCTCGTTTAAAATACTCTTGGGATATTGACGAAAATACATTAGATACAGACTTATCGAATGACCAAAAGCAAGTGTATGCCTATGCAGGACATGATAGTGTATTGTGGAAGAACTTAAGACTAGGCTTTGCTAAAGAATTAGAGCAAGCCTATATCCGTTTGCGTTCTAAGATGAGTAATGCTCTTATCTTTAAATACTTCGATAAGGAACAGACAGAAAAATTCTGTGAGCGAATATATAACCTAGATGCACTATACAAGTATGTTTCACCAAAGACAAAGGGTGTTTCTGTGAATAAAAGTGGAGCAACAACGATCCTAACATATTCTTATTTAGAGAGTATGCAAGGAGATAGAACTAGTCATAGACATTGGTGGTTGAACAATCGTTTGGCGTTATTCGATGCAAAATACAAGACAGGTAATTACAGCTTAACAGACTTAACTTTTAAAGGTAATAGTGCAGCTGGAGCAACAATCAAAGCATGGAGTTCAAGAGATTTCTATTTTGCGTTCCAACGTGAAGGAGAAGTTTTGGCACACAATAAGGTTGGTGCAAATACAGAGTGGAGCTATACTTATTCTCAAGTTGCCAACATTGGTACTATATTCCATTTCTATGGTGGTGAGTTCTTAAAGAAATTGGACTTGAGTTCATGGGGTGGCTTTACAGATTTGAATTTTCCTTATCTACCCAAACTAGAAACTCTAATTCTCGGTAAAGATGGAGAGAGCTATTCTCTTACAGAGTTGGTTGTAGATGATAAGATGCCTATGTTGAGAAGCCTAGATATGAGAAATTATACAGGCTTATCATCTTTGGATTTATCGAAATGTTCAAATCTAGAGGAAGTGAATGCTTTAGGATGTAGTTCCTTGACATCACTGTTCTTACCTATTGGCGCACCAATTAATAAACTAGTGTTGCCCAACAATTACAAGTCTTTGACATTGCGTCACTTATCAGAGCTTAGAGAAGATGGTTTACAGATTTCTAATAAAGGCAACATCAATAGCTTATATATAGAGAATTGTAGACACTTAGATGCTGTGAGATTATTAAAAGAAATACTCTCTATCAATGGTAATAAGCTACAAAATGTTAGACTAGTTGGACTTGAATTAACAGGTGATGGTTCAGATCTAAAAGAATGGAAGTTGAAACACTTAGGTGGTTTAGATGCATCTGGAAATATCACAGAGAACTGCAAACTCGTTGGAAGCTATCAATTAACACACTTCTTAGAAAATGAAGATCTAGAATTACTAAGAAGCTATTATGATGAGTTGGAAATAAAACAACCAGAATATAGTGTTATTGATATGGATATAGATGTTGCTGATGATGCTAATGTTACTAACGAGGATAATAAAACTGGTTATCGTTATGGCAAAACATACGTTCCAAGTGGTTATATCAAGGAAATATTATCAAACAGACATCGTGTACTTGTAAAGTATAAAGACGGTAAAGCAAAAGTTTGTTTGTTAGATGACAAGAACAGCAACTATTATAGTGGAATGCAGTCTCAGTCAAAGTTAGATGGAACAGAAGGCGAGGTGATGATGTATGAGCCACATTATTGGTATAAGGGTGTAAATGATTATTTAAATAATCGTTATTATTCTTGTTTCTATTATGGCAAAAATAAGCCTAATAGTGTGGATTGCAAGCGTATTACAAAAGATGATCTTAGAAAAGAATATGAGTTTAAGATTAAAACAAAGTTTGTAACTACAACAGGTAACTTGAAGAATGGTTTACAAGTCTCAAATAATAGCGATGTAGCTAAGATTCCTGTTAAAGGTTACAAACGTGTTCGTTTCCCATCAGTAAAAGGTGTTAATGGCGTTGGTGCAGCGTTCATAAAGAACAATGACACGATTATAAAAACAATCAGTGTAAACGTCTTAAAGAATACTTTTGAAAATGGAATGTATCTTATTGCAGACATACCATCAGATGCAGAGTTTTTGTTATTTACTATAACTCGTGAGAATATTCCATTTACAGATGTGATACTAAGTAATAGTGAGCGCATTGAGGACATGGAGCCAGACTGGGTTGAACACAATGCTGTATTAGTTGGTGTAGCTCCTGTAGCTTCAGAACAAGGAAAGTTAATGCATATAGACAATGGTGGATTTGGATTTATCAATACGTCTTATGAAATTGTTGTCCAAAGTGTAAAAGAGCGTAACCTTGAGTTCTTATCATATTCAGTTTATAAAGATATTGTTAATTTGTTTGTAGCTAAATATGGAAGAAGAAATGTTCAAAGAACAACTGGAAAAGGAGCTTTAAGATACAACCAAAATAGCTATACAACATCGATACTCGGAATGCAAGATACATTTGTTCAGAGTGTTAATTACGAGCTAAACTATTATTTAAATTCGGATGGAGAAGTAAAAGATATTAATAGTGTAAACACTCTAGGATATGAAGACCTATATGCTAAGTATCAAATGTTTATGAGTGGTATTGGTGCTTGTGACGATCGATTACAAGAAACAAATACGTTTGACTTGTTTTTTGTTACTCGAGAAGATGGAACAAGAGAAAATATCATTTTTAAAAGCGTAGCGAATCAATGGATTGTAAATACCCAACATGGAAAGTATATGGATATTATCAATGCAGGACAAGCAATTGGTGCTGAGACTAGATATTATGGAGACTATCAAGCAACAAGAGGTTGGACAAAAGACAATATTTGTACATACAGTGGTACGAGCAGAAATATTAGTTCTGGATTATGGTGGCTCTATGCACAACAATCTGCAACGCAAACTATTGAAGCAGGTTGTAGACTAATGTTTAGAGGAAAGATCGAGTTTATTAATGATGTAGAACAATATAAACAAATACAATGAATGATGTAATGGTTTGTAAAGGGGGGAGAGACACCCCCCCTATAGAGTGCATAAATAGCTATTCAAAGAAATGGGCGTTACGTGTTTGCTTTGAAGAGCTAGAAGATAATGTAGTAAAATACTATGAAAAGCAAATAAATAGTGATGTCGAGCCAAGCGAAGAAGATCGTTTATCGTTTGAACGAGAGGTTTTACGTTCGTGCTTTAACAAATGCTATACAAGTGGATTTGAATTTAAGGAAACAAGAATACCCATTTCTGAATATTTAAATTCATTATTGCTAATGAGTCTGTTGAAACCAGACTTTGAGTATCCTATTTTTGTTTTTGATTGTAATAACAAAAAAGTGAAGATAGATAATCAAGAGGATATGAGAGATTTAAAGAACTCATACACTAAATATTTTAATAAAATAATTAAATACGAAAAAGAATGAAAAAGAAAGATTTGATTAAGTCGGCATTACAAATTGTAGTTGCAATTGTAATTGGTTTAGGTGTTGCATTAACCGCAAAAGGAGAAGAGTTTGCAGAGAATGGTTGGGCAGTTGCGCTAATTACATCGGGCTGTGTTTTTAGCTTTATTGAATTGGTGTGCAAGACAATGGAAGAAAGAGCCTTTAAATGGAAAGGTGTATTTCTAAATGTAGCCTTAGCAATGGTGTCTTATTTTGTTAACTATTTATTCTTAGTACGATAGAATGGATAGGCGAGAGCTAGACTACAAGTGAAAGAGAGTAGCTTGTAGTTTAGTTCTCTAATCTTAGTAAAGATATGAAGAACGTAATAGAATGGATAAAACAGAGTAATCGTTGGAAGCATCTTTTAGGAGGTGTCTTAATTGGATTAGGCTCTAGTGATTTGTATTGTGCAACCTATTCAGGTGTAGGCATTGCGAGCGCATTGGAGTTAAAGGATAAATTGTGGGGAAGCACAATTGATATTGTAGATTGGAGCATAACACTAGTTGGTGTTGCAATAGGCTTTGGTTTACATTGTGTTGCTACCTTATTAATAAAATAGGAGAGGAGAGAACAGAAGATGGTAGAGTTGAATATTTCAGATAATTTTTTACATTGTATAGCGGTACATTTAGGTATATGTGGGATTTTGTGGATACTCATTATTGCAGCAATATTAGTTGATTTGTGGGACAGAGTTTACACAAATAAAAAGTTAGGAAAGAAGATTGAATCTCACAAAATGAGAATCACTTTGGAGAAAGTTTCAGAATATTGGAGATTTATGATCATTGCATTTACAATAGATATGGTAACATTTATAGCCTTCTTCTTTTTTCAGCTACCTCATCTACCTTACTTGTCGATGCTACTGTGTATCGTATTGCTAATAATAGAGATAAAATCTTTATACGAGCACGCAAAGGAACGTAAGAGCAACTTATCAGATTTAAACGAACTAATACGAGTTGTTGTAAATGCTGCATCAGACAGAGATGCAAAGAAAGCTATTAAAGAGATTGGAGAATATTTAGAAAGAGACAAAGACAATGAGAAATATTAAGTATATAGCAGTGCATTGTACTGCTAGTAGTCAAGTGACAACTGTTGAGGGCTTGAGAAAAGAGTTTAAGCAGAAAGGATGGGTTAACCCAGGCTACCATTATGTTGTCTCAGCAGATGGCAAAATAACAGAAATGTTGCCAGAGGATAAAATTAGTAATGGAGTGAAAGGGTACAACTCTGTGACAGTGAACGTAGCTTACATTGGTGGTATAGACCAACACGGAAAGCCCGTAGACAACAGAACAGAAGCACAAAAAGCAAGTTTACGTTCACTCTTAAAGATGCTCCACAAGAAATACCCAACAGCAGTAATTCAAGGGCATAGAGATTTTTCTGTAGATCTTAATAAGAATGGTAAGATTGAGCCATTTGAATATATTAAGTCGTGCCCTTGCTTTAATGCAAAAGAAGAGTATGCTAATTTATAAAAGATAATAGTATGAAACAAAGAGGTAATTTAAGCATATTAATTATTTTAGGGTTGATTTTTGCAGCCTTATTTTCGGTGTATCTCTTCTTGCAAGAATGTGGTATGTCTTGTCACAAAGGAAAGGAAGTAATAGATACCATTACTTATAGAGACACAATATCTTATTATAAGCCTATTCCTAAAGAGCATGTAAAACTTAGGTATGACACCATACATCTACAAAGCAATAAGCAAGATGTAGGCTTTGCAACAGAACAAACAGATAGTGGAGCTATAAAGATACTCGATAGTACAAAAGTAGTAATACCTATCACGCAAAAAGTATATGAGGATAGTACATACAAAGCATGGGTGAGTGGCTATAATCCAAACCTAGATAGCATCTTTGTGTATCAAAAGACAACAGTTGTAAACCATTACTTTAAAGACAAGGAGAAGCGTTTTGGTTTGGGCATACAATGTGGATATGGTCTTAACAATAACAAGATGCAACCCTACATTGGAATAGGCGTAAGCTACAACTTATTAAAGTGGTAATGCTATGAAGATAATAGTTTTTCAGATACAAAAAGATGAAGTGTATAATGAGATTGCAAAGACAACATCTTACACTGGAGCAAAGATGGAAGGGGACGAAGGGGCATACGATCGTATCTTTACAACAGACGAAGATAAGATCATGCTCGAACGTTTCTGGAATGAGAGTAAAAACATGATTGTAGCTAGTTTGAAAAAGCAATTAAGCACAGAACGTGAGATTAACGATGAATATACATTAGAGTTAGAAGTATCAACTTCCTTTGATGATAGCCTTAAAGAAAGCATACAACGTAGTTTGTTTAGTTTCTTTGTGATGAACATTGTAAGTAAGTGGTATGTTTTTACAAACAAGAAAGAGGCTGAGGCTTATGCGACATCTGCTGCAACAAACATGGAAGATGTAATGCGTAAGGTGTTTTACAAGAAAAAGCCTGTACGCCCTACATACGATTAACCACATAAACAATAGACGATATGGCAGAAAATAAAAAAGACTTAACGATAACAGAAGAAGTAAAAGAGCTTATCTTCGACATTCAGAATAAAACATATCTAACAGGGCAAGCAAGAGAAGCTGAAGGGAAAAAGCCTTATCAGGCTGCATCAAATATGCAGCCTAGTGATGAAGAAGAGAATAGTTATCAGATACGTCGCTCTTTGGTTAATGCTTTCTCTACTCTTAAAAGTCTTCTTTCAGAGTGGTTGCAGGAAGAGAGAACAACGAGTAACAATCGTGTAGCTACAGAGATTGACAACAATGGTCAATTGGTATTAGTATTTAAATTGCCTTTAAATTACAATGATGCATCAGCAGATAGTTTAGGAAATGGCATCCATTCATATTTAGTTAATACTACAATTGCAGAATGGTTTACCATAACGAATAAAGAAGATGCAGAAGCATACGTTGCTCATTCTGCTATTAGTTTAGAGAACATAAAACGTGCGTTGTATAAGCGCATCAGACCCAAACGACCAACCTATTAATAAGATGTTATATGGAACATAGATATTGTTGTAATGGTGAACATAATGCATCAGAGGAAAAGAAATCAGTAACGCTAATATTTAAGCGTGCAGAACTTCTTTACGACGCAAGTAATTATTCTTTTGTTGAGGCGGATATTCTTCCACAAGACGAAGAGCACACTAAACATCAGATCTTTGATATTACACAAGATGGTAATGTCGATCGTGTTACTCGTGTATTGAATCTTGCTCATTCAGAATGTGTGGAATTATTATACCCATACGTAAAAGAAGAGATACCAGACACAGAGCAAGTACTTGATGATATTTTACGTGAGCCAGAAGAATATAAAATTGTGTTGTCTTTGCCTTCAAAATTCTCAATGACAACAGTAAGAATGCTAGAGCATCTTATTCATGAGTTCTTGGTTTGTCGTGTCCTTGCAGATTGGATGAGTATAACTCTTCCTGGGAAGACTGTGTATTGGCTCTCTAAAGTAGAGGAGTTAAAAAGTAAAATGCAGACTTGTCTCATGTCGAGAGTGGGAACGATAAAGCGAAAATTAAAACCATGGTAATAAAACAAAGGCAGGGTTACTCACGTAGCTCTGCCTTCTCCTTCTAACTAAAATAACAATCTTAACACCTTATTAAAACAAGTACCTAAAAATTATCTTGGCTGGTTGTTCAGACGTGGTGTGAACTGAACTAAACAACTAGTAATACCTTCATCTTTTGAGAGTTCTGTAAGAAGTATTATACGTAGATATTTATATGGAGTGCCTCTAAACCCACGCATATAATGATCTACAGACGACCATACAGGAACCCAATTAAATAAATCATTAGATGCATACAGAATAGACTTGACGTGTCCACGACGAAAGACGCCTCGTTGTATAATTGCATCAACAGATTTATGTATGTCGTAATAATCTAACTTTAAAGGGCGTGAGATCAAGAGATTTTTATTTATCTTATCAATTCGATTGTCACCCTCCAAACTGTGCTCTCCATGCTCTTTTGCATCACCCACATCAGAGAAGTTTACAAGACTACCATTTGTAAGCACTGCAAGTGCATCAGGATATGAATTTACATTATCTGCAATATTAGACTGCATCATTCCCCACATCTTGGATTTTAGAGACCATACATAAGCATATTTACATTTCTTATTATAAACAATAATTCTTTGGTGCTCATAGTTGTAGATAATACGACACTCTTTAATGAACTCCATGAAAGGAAGTATTTTTAATGTCCCTTCTTCTAATCCTATATGTGATAATATCTTATCAATTTTGGGTAGTGCGGTAAGTGGTACAATATTATCTCCATTGAGAACATCAGAGATACATATTGCTTGTGAACCTTGCAATAGCATTATTCCTCGTTCTGTTGCAAATAGCACCGCAGAGTCTATCTGTGTAAGTGATTTTGCATCTATACAAATATCACGAGTGATTGGTTGTCGTGCAATGTATGTACCTGTATTTGAAACTTCCAAAGCCCATACTCCCTCATCTGTGAAAGCGTACAGAGGAAATTGTCCAAATTGTCCTTCGCTTAATGCTTTTACTGCGCTACATATTCCTTTAATCTCTCCAGTTCCTATAGTGTTAATTCCTGAAAGAGGAAAAAAGAAAGGGTTATTTACCTCACTTGTATATATCTTATTAGGTAGTTCGATAATCTCATCTTTGCTTGTTAGTTCTTCTATTCTTAAAAATGTGTCTTCTTGTAAAGGATTCTTATTAATAATGTACTTATCCATTGTCTCAAAGTCACTAAAGAAGAACGCACCATTCAAGAAATTATGTTTCTCCAATGGAAACTCATAGCGTCTTCTCCAACCGCCAAAACCACCTTTATATATTGTATCAACAGTAATCTTATATGCATCAGTGTTTGGATAATATAAGAAGTAAGTGTTGTCAAACTCACTCATTTCTCCAATAGGGCAGGGCAAGACAAACTCTTTACCATTGCGATTAATATGCACCCATGCTCTTGTTGCTGCTATTGCTTTGAAATGAAATTGTCTTTCCGAATCTTTATCTGTAAAAGGCGTGTGACCATTGCAATATTGTATCATTGAAGTGGTTGAGAAACCATTAAATAAACGTTTCTTGATACCACAAATATTTACTCTTGCATTGTAATTGAATGAATATCTAGCACAAAGACTATCGTGACTATCATAATCATCAGACATTACTTCTCTAGCAACAAGACTTTGCAGATAGTCTTCCTTTACTCTTAGTTCAGTACGCTCTGTGGTCTTTACTTCCAAAAGATCATTAAGCCTAATAGAGTTGAGAAGATAAAAGTGTGCAACGCTCTTGATTTCTTCATGTAGCTTATCATCCTTTATCCTTGGAATAACAACTCTTGTAGAGTTTATCTTCATTTCTCCACCTTCTCTATCAGTTTTAGGATAAGCCATTGCATACAAGTGGTAGATATTATGCTCTTGGTAGTATTGGTATTTAGAGAAATCTACACGAGTATCGTATTTTGTTTCGCTCTTCTCTTTTGCACCGTCATAATACTTATTTGTGTATTCAATACCACTAGAAGATCCATTTGTCAATAAGCAGTGAACTTTATTAGCGTTACTACTATCGATGTTTTCTATACCTGTACACTTCCCATTTTGATCGTAAGTATAGATTGGTTTGCTTATAAAAATATCTACACTCTTAACAATGTCTTTCCAATTCTCTAGTTCTTTTAAAGCACTTCGGCTTGATACTTGGTAGTCTAACTTACATAAAGCAGCGGTAACAAAGCAATCAAAATTATCTAGACGATCTCCATGTTCAATACGTAATCTACTTAATAGGACTTCTGGCGCAACCTTGGTACTGCATTGCATAAGTATAGGAGCAGAGTGCATTGTTAAACTGCCATCATATAGACGGAAAGCATAACGAACAAAGAAGGGAAAAATAAAACGACCTTTAGCAACACTTTCCTCCGCTATGAATTTATTTACCTTTGCTAGTACTTCATTTGTTACTTTCTTAGTATTGCTTTCTCCGAAAGTTACTTTGTTGTTTTCTCCTACATCTTCACGCTCGGATAAGTCAACGTTAAATTCTTCTGTTTTTACAACCTCACCCTTTAGACCAAATGTGATTGGTAACTCTGGTAGATGAGTACCTAAATGCTTATAGCCTTGTGTTGCATTATCCCATAGAAAATAATGAGTGCCATCTTCTGTAAGTGCCATTAGTGTATTACCAATAGCATTTACTTGATGCAAAGGTATATCTCCTAATGTATATAGGTCTGTAAACTTCTTGCCATCAGAAGTCCACACTAGATTTTTATTTGCTACATCGTGGATGATATAATGTCTAAACGAAGTTGTTTTGTGAATGTATGTAATGTGCATCTTATCCTGTAATGCCATAACCTCTTTAGGCGGCATTACAGGCTTAAGTGCACCATCTTCAGGAATGAGATTTAGCAACAACGCTGCATCTCCATCAGAACAAGTATTATCTGGTGGCACTGTCGTGATTTCACTATACTTAATTTCCTTTATCATCTTACTTTTGGTTTGTCAATTTGATAATAAATCTTACCCTTTACATCTTTTACGGACACCGACAGCTTGTAACTTTTTAAAGCTGACAATCCATAGTCATACAAGATGCGTCCAACAGAAGGATTAAGCGTTTCAAAACCAATGCATTTGTATTTACCATTATACTGAATGTCACAATATTGTGTAGGAGTTTCAATGTTAGGATTAACCATGAACCCAAATAGATCAGTATCAGTACGAAACAGAAATACACTTGCCTTTTCTTGTCCGTCTGAACTTTTACGGATGTGGTTGAAAAGTTTCTTAGAGAGTGTAACTGAATTATCTGTAGGATCTACGATGACAAAGTATCGAAGTGACCTATACCAGTTCTGTATTTTCTTGAAGATTGTTACCATAACGCAAATATAGTACACCTTAAGGAGAGTAGGGGTTTATCCTTTAATACTCTCTTCTAGATCGAAATGAAATAGTTTCAATGAAGAAGAAAGAAGATGTCGCCCGCAGCTTTTCTTTGTGTTCTTCAACCTCTTCCTTGCTTCTGAAGATAAAGGAAGAAAGTTCCATTTTGTTGACACCTTTTGTTCCGATAATATTAGCGTAATACTTGCGACCAAAAATGAACGCAATAACTTCTTGTAATACTGTTGTTTGCATAACTTTATAATTTATTTAATTATTCTTTTTATATTAGTTTGTTTTGTATAGTCTTATTTACCAGGTAGAGATGGATTTTCCCTCCAATATTCAAGATCCTCTTGTTCAAATACAGTTGCCCATAGTTTGTCTTTATGACAATACCTAATGACTTGATGATGTCCACCGCTCATTATCTGATTGCGCTGTTTCAATTTTGAAATTACAGAATTTGTTTGCCCATTCTATTTTCACATTTGGGGTCAAGCAAACATCACAAATATTAAAGTGAAAATTTTTGTATCGATGAACGATGTCATCGTGATTTTCCTTTAGGTATTTACCCCATTCCTCAAATGTAAATTTTTGACCTGTACATCTGCAAGCATGGTGAATATTATTAGTTTCTGTCTTCATTCTATATCTTGTTTTTTAGTTTAAAAAGAACGCTATTTTCGCAAACCACGTTCTCGATCAGATTTAACAATATGAATTTGAAAATTACAAAATAAGTAAGCAAAACATTTTCAAGTCAGTGTACTTCCAAAATCCATATATGCATGAAACAATTATATCTTTATTTGCTAATTCTATCAAATGCTTCCTTGCCAAAGACTTGCCATTTGCCAGTTTTATACTGAACAAGTACATCACCGACTTGTGCTATTTCTCTGCCTTCTGTAGAGTCAGAGAAAAGTTTTACATGAACTTTTCCTTGTTCTCCTTTTTCTATAGATCTAATACAAGGTAATTTAAATATATCGTCAACGTTTCTTCCGTCAATTTGTATTTTGAAAACTATTCCCATAATTTTATTTCTTGTTTATTTTATAAATTGAATTAAGTCATTTAACCCTTAACTTCTTTAAATTCGCCATTAACCAATCTGTAGTAGGTGTCAGCCTTGATTCTCCTACCATCAACTTTCTCTGTTTTTACACAGATAGGAATCAAGTTAGAATCATCATTTATTCCCCATTCTGCAAGCGTTATCCAACTTCCCAAGCTAGCTTTTACAATTGAATTATAACCTGCAGACATGATAATAGAATGTTCTCCAGTGCTATTAATTTTAGCATAGTTACCACTTGAACCAATCTTAGCATAG